AATCCTCACCTCGTTTTCCTCTTGTTTTTTATCTATGTGAGAAATCCTCATCTCGTTTTTAAATGTTCTTAATTCAGCTCCTGTAAGAGCTATATAATGTTTTCCTTCAACAAATCTACTTCTATTTGCATGGAAATTCTGTCTAATACAGTCAACTGTTGTATCATAACAATCGGCAATTTGCGCACTGGTTAAAACCCTTTGTCCTCTTGATTCAACTACAAATAAATTATGCATAATAAAAAGCTCCCTTCAAATTTTGATTCTTGAAAGAAGCCTCTGCATCTGATAGAATAGATTTGTCAGATGCAAAAGCTTCTGGTGCAAATAAGAAGTTGTTTTCGTTGGTAGCGGTGCAACTTCTTATTTTTTTATTTCTTTTTCTACCAGACCAATACCCTTCATAATGGTATCTGTTCTGGAAATTCCAAGCTTTTCTGCACATTTGTCTATGCGTTCTTTTTCTTCTTTAGTAAGTCGAATATTAAGCTTTTCTTTTCTTGATTCACCATTTACGGGTGGCCTGCCAGTTCTTGGGGACATATGTTCACCTCCTGACTTTTGTCCTTGCATAATTCATTTTAAATTATGGGCGTACAAAAGTCAAGAAGTATTTTCTAATAATGCATCAGATGGCAATCAGATCTTTCCAGGTCTTCTCTCCGCACTCTCCGTCTACTGTCAGGACTTCATTTCTGGATTTCTGATAAGCCTTAAGTGCATAAATGGTGTTTTCATCTGCTTTTCTGGAAAGTGCCAACGCTTTTCCATTCTTTCCTTTGAATCCTCTGGCAATCAGAATCTCCTGCAGTAAGAGGACTGATGTTCCTGTGCTTCCTAATTTGACAAGTTTTGGCTCAAACATATAACCGGCTCCTTTCGTGGTTGTTTCGGTCTGTGTAGTCTCCGTCTTCTTTTCTATTATGTTTGTGAGACCGGAGAAATCTATTCCTTTTCCGGTAAATCTGAGACGATGGGTCCAACCATGGCTATACAGGTACCATGCTTGCGTTCTGATCTCGTTTCCGGAATTATCTTTTGTGTCGGTGGTTCCTTCAGATGATCTGGCATGGACGATGTTGTCCTGATCAACCGCCAGCGCAGTGTGATATTTGATATTAAGTTCGATATCGCCTCTAATCATCTGTACGTGAGCTGTCTGCTTTCTTGCCACAACTTCAAATCCATCGTCAAGCATCTCTAACATATTACCAGTATAAGAACAATGTTCTTTCAGATAACGCGCCTGCTTAGGCAAGCCATTCTTTAAAAAAGCATAATAATATGCTGTCAACACAAGAGAACTGCAGTCAAAAGATTTCGGTACATTAATTTCATACAGACTTCTAATGCGCTGACTATATCCGTGACTGCTATCATTTGCAATTTTCACTGCAAAATCAACAGCATCATCGCGGATATTCTGAATGACCTGTTCTTTTGTAAATTTCACTGTTGCATCCTCCTTCTTTGCTTCTGCAGCGTAATCCTTGTAGAATACGCTCCGATCTACTTTTGTACTGATACCTGGAATCACAGCTTTACTGGAATACTGCCAACCAACTCCGAAATCTGGACGAAGTCTCTCAACAACTGTACCATTATCACTGGCCGGATACCTCGCAATCCAAAAATCATACTTTTTCAGGTGACTGCAGATCATATTCGTATACCAGTCTACATTGCAGTAGATACCAAACTTGTACCCTGCTGCCTCTACAATTTTCCGGAACGCATCTGCCAACTTATGAATGCTCTCTGCTCCAAGAGTTCTCTGATTGTGATATTCCAGGTCAAGCCATACAGGATACTGCAGTTTTCTTCCATTCAGAATAGACACAACCTTTCTGGCTTCGCTCTGAATTTCTGTGATTGTCATTGCATAAGAGTATTTATAAACTCCTACCGGAATCTTATTCTTTGTGGCACCCTTATAGTTGGCTTCGAAATACCCATCTATAACATTGCCAGCTTCCGTGATCCGGATCATTGCAAAATCCATTCCATAATCAGCAACTTTTTTCCAGTCAATCTTTCTCTGCCATGCAGATACGTCAATTCCTCTTAACTCCATTGTGTACCTCCACTAAAAAGAGGACGATCACTCGCCCTCTGAATCTTTATCAATATTTGCTTTGTCTTCCACCTGTGACTTCACATGCTCTACGATTGGCAGGAGGAATGCAGGTATTGCGACTCCCATATCTTTAATATTCTCTAAGATACTGATAATCTCATTGCAAATAATCCAAATGGCCACAATGCAGGCTACCAGGAATGTAAATGGTAATGTAATACCTGCAGTCTGAGACGCATATAAAAGCAGCTGATCAATCACGGCTCCCACAATCACTAAGAGCCACATACATACCTTTTTCATGATTCCCCGGATACTCTTGTAAGAATTGATATCCTGTGATCTGTATGTAGATGCCATCAGCCCTGTAGCATAATCAAGTACATTGCACGCTACCATCAGAAGAACCGGCACTGCCAGTACTCCCAGAACGGAGCTGATCAGTGCGAAGATTCCTGTAAAAAATGCTTTGATATAATTTTCTTTCATAGTATTATCCTTTCTCCGGTTGCGCCGGCGCAATTTTAAGTAAAATAAATAGAGCCTCACGGCTCCGCTCTGATTCTTTCCATATATTAAGTCCTCCTGAAAATGCATAATAAAAGACATCCGTGTGGATGCCCTTTAGCATGGATTTTTCTTGTATAAAATAGTAATAATATAGGCGACACTTCAAGCACTAATCACGAAAATATTGATAGAATAGAAAACTTTAAATGTGTAACATGGGTCAATTCCGATTATAACAATATTTTTGGCAACCAATGGTGCTTTGTGGAAAGCAAATATATAGCGAATGGATATGCAATGCAAAAATTAATCGCGGCGCAATCGAAACCTGTAATTGCAATAAGATATTGTGACTCTGGAAAATGGGGTGAGTGGAAATGTATCACAGCTCAATAAAATAGTAACTCGTTCCCATACAGAAGCATTACTTCTCTTACTGATGAAAGAAACGCACAATTCCGATTCTCTGTCGCCGAAGATATTACTGTGGGTACTAAAACTATTCCGGCATATACTAAAGGAATTATAATGGCTTACACTGATGCTGTAATGATTGGAGTATTCGGTGCAGACGATGCTTCCGAATTATATATTGGATACCGCAGCCAAAATACATGGATGATCAACTGCATAAAATAGTAACTCGTCCAGAGTTAAGTTTAACGGCAACATAAACCGAATAACCTTCCGGTCAGGTTCAACCGGAGTAAATAATGCGTACTTTGATTTTTTTACAGATGACGGGAAGCGAACGACCATTGGATTTTATACAGATGGAACAGGTGGTATTCAAATGATGAAAGACGATACTGTCATATGGTCTATGAAGCCATAAAAAATTTCCCTACTACTCCGATTTAGTCTGCAGGAGCACATTCCCGTCCACTCTCCTGTTCTATCTCAAAATCCCCTGTAAAATTACATACAAAATAAACTGCCATCGCTGCCAGTTTCAAAAAGTCTTATTGATTCTCTCTGATCAGGCTATATATCTCCGGAACGATGCCCGTACGTTCTCTTCCGATACAGTAACATACATCATTGTCGTATCAGGTTTTTCATGACCGGCATAGTGCTGGATTTCCTGTAGCGGAATGCCACGATTGCCGGCATCGGTCAATAAAGTTCTCCGGAATTTGTGTGGATGAGCATGTATATCCGTCTTTTGGCCGAGTGTCCGGAGCATGGACTGTATAGCCTGTTTGCCTAATCTTGTATGTGGCTGCTTGGAACTCACGAATAATGCCGGATTCGTATCATTTCTGGATAACAGGTATTTCCGCAAATGGTACGCACATTCATCTGTCAGGTATACTTTTCTCTCTTTCTTGCCTTTTTCACCGTATATGATAATCTCATTCCTGTTCCAGTCTATGTCTCTCCTGTCGAGTCGCACCACTTCGCCTATTCTGGCCGCTGTGCTGTACAGGAATTCCATGATTGCGACATCCCTCTGACACCGTGCAGAGCAACGTAAATGCTCGCGCTCTGCCGGTGTAAAAGGTTTCTTGATTTTCTGCGGCACCTTGATTTTCTTCAGGCGCCGCATGGGATTAATATTGATATATCCTTCATCCGATATCCAGGCGAAGAAGCTGCTCAGATACCGTCTGATTGTATCCATGTAACTGATGGAGATTTTTCTCTGTTCCTGGTACATTGCCAAGTAATACCGGATGTCATTGGTAGTAATATCCTGCAGGCGCTTGTTCAGAGTTGTGACCAACTTGGTCACGCATTCCTTATATCTATCCAGGGTTCCAAGACTGCAGTTCTCAATTCGCTTACTGGCCAAAAATGTGTTCAGGATTTTCTGCCATCGCAACTCACTTGTTACAAGCTGTGTGCATTCTTCCTGGACTTCGACTCCATGAAATTCAATGGCCAAGACATTCTCTAGTTTCTGAAGCTGTTCATCACTTAGTGAATCAGCCATCTTCTCCAGAATTTGATTCTGGATCTGCTCTAATTTCGTCATAAAAGCACCTCCTACAGTGCTATTTTGACACAGAAAAACGATTATTCACAAACCAATTAAATCGGAGTAGGATGCTGAAATGTTCATTTATTGTACAAATATCTGATAGTTAGTTTTTTTATCTCAGTATTTGGAGTACCAAATACGTAGGCTTTTTTACTTATAGTATTTATGTAAACGTTAAATGATGATGCTGGTGATATGGATAAATAGGTAGCTATAAGTGCGTATTTAAGTTTCAGTTCTTCCGGAACACCTTCTTGAAGGAAATTAAGAAGCACATATCCCTCCTTCGGGATAATCACGCTGGCATAAGTAATGTCATTACTGTATAAGCGGTTACTATTTTATCCATAAAAACGAGATGCAAAGATGCAAAAATCAGTATCCTTTTCACTTGTAATTTTTATTGTACGGTTACTCGCAGAAAAAGAAATCGTATTTTTGCTTGCTTTAATATAGTTGTTGTTGAAACAGTATTTTCAGCGTTAAATGCGCAAATCCCGTATAGTCCAACACCGAAGTAAGGGTGATAAAAGAAAAACAAGCATCCATAATTTTTGTCAAAGGTAATTTCTTTTGTTTCTCCCGGCTTAATACTTCCTGTCAACCGGTTACTATTTAATAAATAATTCTCATGTCAGTAGATGACTTAGTCCTTATCGACACTCCATTATCAACCACTGAGACTGTGAAATCGTCTGACTTTGATTCTTCCGTCAAAGGAGTGATAGTTACATCTCTCATGCCTCTTGATATGAGATAAAAACCTGTTACATGAGCATTTACTGTTCCTAATGCTATTGCAGCAGAATAGCCTGGCATTGGAATACTTATTTCACTGTCAGCTCCTGCACGTAAAACGGTCATCCGGTTACTATTTTATTTGAATAGATACTTAAAAAGTCCATGTACTCCAAGAGCCTTTTGACTTAGTGCGAATTCCCCATGTTTTTACCCCTGGTGAGGCGCAGAACTGAACTGCCCAATCGGCACTTTCTGTATATGAAAAGACAGCTCCGGAAGAGGTATTTATGACAGATTCTTTTGTTGGCGTATGGAGTGTATTAGCAGTCCAATGATATATGTGGAATCCTTTTTCAACATCATTTAGATCGGCACATTCTACGGTTAGAGGCTTACTATTTAATCATCAACAATTTGATACCTCCCCATATGGTCTCATTGGAATTTATTGTCAATGTAGATGAGTCATCACTGTATGTACCTGAAAAAGTCCTGGTTCCCGCAAAGTCTGCAATTTTAACAAAGCTAACTTGCCGTTTTCCTGCAGCGTTATTAACAAAAACAATATACATAAAACCATTATTTGCGGAAGTTGATCCGTACATAAGGAAAGACGTATAATTCTCCTTCTCAAGCTTGGCTTGCACAGAAAAAGTCGAAAGATTTCGAACGTCAAAGAAGACCTTACTATTTAATTCATTAAGCGCCCCCAAAATTGTCTTATTGTTTGTCTGTAGATTGCTGATAACTGCATTGGTCAATTTATCAACTATCCAGTTCCATAATCCACTGAACAATACTCTTTTATTGGCTTTTCCAGTTGCATCGTAGATCATAAGGTCATCTGTATCTACAGGAGTTGTTTTAGTTGGATAATCTGTCCATTTTGCCATATTTATTCCCTCTTTCTTATATTTCAAGTTCTATAGTTTCTCCAGAAATGTCTCTGATCGGATTTCCGGATATGTCTTTCATTACCTTAAGTGTTTCGTCCATTGATACGTAGATCACTGCCCCATTTGTGTCTCTGATCGGCTCGCCATTGACATCTGAAAGTACAGAAAAGACATCGTCGACATCTATTGATATCTTTAATGTCTTTCCTGTTTCTACGGGGTTGGGTGATATAGTTGCTCCAAAAAACTGAATCATACACTATCACCCCGTCTTGATCTTGATGTTGTCTACCCACGTCTCGCCCGCGATCTGGTAGATGTATTTAAACCGATATGTTCCTTCTTTCTGAGGCTGGATATAGGCGGAAATCTCATGTTTTTTGATCTCACATTCTCCGGAAGCTTCCAGGATATCGTTTCCGCTGTCGTCTTTATACCACAGTTCCCACTTTGCTTCATCAATTTCGAATGGAAGGTCTGTGTCGCATTTTGGTTTGACCTCTGCTCTTAGAAACCTTGCTTCCGGCAGATCATACTGCACGGTTGCCACATACGATACACTCAACCTGATAGCCCCCTTCCTGTATTTCTATCGTGTTGTTACAATTCTGGACTTCTACATAATACTTCTTCTCATCCACACTGACCTGTTTCTCATCCAGTACGATGCAAGCCTGTAGTTCGTGCCCAGAAATCACGAATAGCATAGTGCAGAGATGAGACGTATTACCCGCCTCATTCTCCGCATAGATTTCTGCTGTATACTTTCCATCATCTTCCCAGGGCACGGAGATCTCCCACGTCTCGTCATTGACGTGAGAGAAGATCACCTCTGCTCCATTGGCCTTGCCGTATACCCTCGTAATCATATCAGTCTACGACTTCTACACTGATGATGAAGGTCTTGCCCGCATCGACTGGATTCGGATTCAGGGTAACACTCTTAATAACCGGTGCGGATGTATCCAGTTTGACCGTTCTGGTAACGGTGGTTGTCTTACCAGCGGAATCCGTAGCCACAACAGTGATGGTATTGGTGCCTGCCGCCAGAGTAAGAGCCTTAGAGAAGCTTCCGTCGGCTCCGACTGTAACGCTCTCTGCTGTGCCACTATTAAGTTTGATTGTAACCTTTACAGGGCTGGATGTAACATCGTTGGTAGTACCTTTGACCGTTAACGCAGCCTGATTGGTCACAAGACCGTCTGCTGGTGAGGTTACGCTCAGTGTCGGTGGAACGGTATCAACCTTGAAGGTTACAGATTTCTGAGTAGCTGCGTTTCCATCATTGTCTGATGCGTCAATCTTAATGGTATGTGATCCATCGGACAGTGCAGATGTCGGTGTGTATGTGCATTCATAACCGCCTGTGATTGCCTTCTTGGTAATGGCATCGCCGGTAACTTTGGAACCGGAATCAATTGTGATACCAATGGTCGCTGGATTCACTCCAGAATCGTCATCGGTAACGGTGAATGTAATTGTAGGTTTGCTGTTAATAATATAGTTGCCTGCGGTTGGCGATGTGATTGCAAGTGTTGGAGCAACTTTCTCCCTAACCTTGAGCTGCAGAGAGCTACCGAGTGTTGAGTCTGCTGCATCCTTAGATGATGTATTTCCAGCATCATCTGTTGCCTTGACTGTTACTCCATAATAATGTCCTGACTGGTTATAACTTGATTTGGAGGGTGCTGTGATTGTTGCTTCGTATTTGCCTGTGCTAGAGTTTAATGTCAGGGTGTATGTCTGCCCATTGATTGTAGTCTGTACTGTTTTTACTGCCATATTCTTAATCCTTTCTGTTGTTAATTAATATGTACCAATATTTTTCTACGGTGGAATATCATAATATTTCATTGCTCAATTTCCTTTCGAAATCTGCTGTTTCAAGAGTTCAATTTCTTGTTTCTGCTGCTTGATCATCGCAAACATGGCTGGAATCATAATTCGTTCGTTCCAATTCTCAGGCTTTCCGTCTATATGGTCAACTGCCAGAGGGAAATACTCGTCCACATCTTCCGCGCGAAACATCGGGAACTCAACTCCAACACGTTCATCGTGTTCCTCGAGGTATCCGTCTCTATACCGTGCCATTATTGGTTCAATGTTGTACAAGTTCTCGATAAATTCTTCTGTCAACGGATTTCCAAGAATCTTGTACCTTTCGGACGAAGAGCCGTATGCACGAAGTCTATAATCGCTATCCGAAATCCAAGCATTCCATCCTGATGTCGTAAAGCCAAATCCTTGGACCTTAAGGCTTTGTTTAAACAGTGGACTGTTTTCTTCGTCATCGAAAGTGCACGGACCTGATACTGTCATATTGTTAACTTTCAAATCGCAATTTTCAGCAGTCAGATTCGAAAATTCTCCCGTATCAGCTGATACTTTTGTGGCATCAATATTCAATTCTTCGGCGGTCCAGTCGATTCCCCACGCCGTTTCAACAAATTCAACATCTGCAGTGCTGTTAAGATATTTTTCGGCACTAACAGGGTTTATTCCAGTATTTGAGAAACAGATTCCCGTATACTTCATGCGCGTAGAATTTTCCTCGTAGTTCGTGAATACAGTGTATCCAGAGCGGTCAACCAATCCTTTAACTGTGTCGTTGGCATCTTTGATTTTCAGGTAACCATTCCCATTTTTCTTTCCGCCAAGTGTTGCACAATTTCCCATAATTGCATCAAAGCTGATATATAGGTGTCCGTTCAGATAGTACAGTCCCTTGAATTCGCCATCATTGGACAGTATCTCAACAATCTGTTCCTGCGTAAGCATGCCAACATCAACAGCAACCTGCCATGTCTGCTGATCGGCGATTTTAGTTCTTTCGGAATCCGTATAAATTGTTGCACGTATCATTCCGTCAGCACCAAGAGAATAGTTATTTGGATTGATGGTTATTCCACTGGTCTGTGAATTAAAAGCCATTTTTGTCCATGTTTTCCCAGCATCTTTGCTGTATTCTACTATCCACCAGGCTTTAAAAACTACTTCGTCAGTCTGACCATCTCTGTAGTACGCATGAATATTGAATGGATTAGGAGATATTTTCTTGTCTTGCCCCATCAGCAGCACTCCTGCATTGGCTCTAAGGTAGTACGTTCTTCCCGGAGGCCCGTCTTCTCCACGCATTCTCGCCCATGTATATCTCGTTGGGTCTGCACTGTCCGTTTTTTTGAAATCGGAATAATGACCAATGTAAATTCTATCTGTATCAGTTGTGGAAAAATCCACAGTCCCATCAATACTGTTTGCATAAGCGGTATGGATGTAAGAAGTTTCTCCGTTCTCTCCCGGAATGCCAATTCCATCCGCTCCGTCTTCACCGCGAAAACGGCTCCAAATGTAATCTTTCGGATTATCAGACGGTATTTCCGTGGTTTTATTGTCTGCAATTCCAACATAGATTGCTTCTGTAATTGTATAGATTTCTGCTCCGGTGCTATCCAGAATAGGACTTCCGGTACTATCTAACAGTTTTACATAGTTCGGACTATCAGTCATATCAGAACCATCTGACATGGACGCATACTTGCGCCAAGTATATAACTGTTTTCCATTTTCACCGATTTTTCCGACAGAATAAGCTGTTACAGGGTCACTTTTACTATATTTTGTAACGACTCTTGTCCAGATGTACTGTCCTTCTTTTGCTGACGGTGGCGTTGCGCTCCATTCTCCTGTAGGTGGAGTTGTTCCGTTGTTGGACGCCTGATAAGTTACTTCTGTGCCGATAACTCCATTGCCATCAGTACCGTTAGTTCCATTGGTTCCATTCTTTCCAATATAGGCAACGGAATATCCTGTAGTACTTGTTCCGTCAGTGTATTCCGTAACGGTTTTTGTCCAGAGAAATTGTCCTTCCTTGGTTTCCGGAACTACATCTGACCATGTTACAGTCGGAGCAGTTGTGCCCGATTCGGACACCTGATACTGACTTTTCGGAGTACCTTTGATTCCCTTTCCGGCAGATCCCGGCTTACCTGATCGTTGTTTGGAAACAGTAAATCTCTTCGTAATGGACAGATTAACCAGATATGTTGCTTTGATATCTACCCATCCATCATCGGCAGTCAGTCCCGTGACTGTATATGTATGAGTTGTTGCATTCCAGGAGCCAGTTACACCATCCGCTTTTGTGACTGTATAGCTGCAATCTCCGGTAATGTTCTGTATTCCATACATGACCGTTGCCGTGGTCATAACTGTCGGGAAATTTGGAATATTTCCTTCTGAATCAGCGGTGATTGTCTGCATGTCGTTACTCAGCTGTAAGGTCATATTCTTGGCAGATGCGATGGTATTATTCATGTCCTCAAGCATTTTATCTACTCTTTTTTCTCCGATATAAACACTACTTCCGTTTATTTCAACTTCACCTGTATCTGCATTTATACGAAACGTAATATTTCCATCGTTGTCTTTAGCAGTTAATCCTCTGGTATTGATATACTCCGCTTGAATACCGATCGCATATAAAATATTAAGTACAGCATCTCCATTGGAATCAAATCCGGATTTCCATGTCTCACCGCCATCAACGGATAAGAAAAAGCCATCAATTCCGTTTTTATAAATTATCTTTGATTCTTTTAAAGTTGGTTTATCGTGACGATATACGATTGCTGATGCATCTGCTAAAGTCTCAATCGTAAAATAAAATCCTAGAGTATTTGCTGCCAGTTCGTTCATCTGTTTCAGTTTAATATCGTAAGCAGTCATTTTCTGACGTGCGTCTTCTTTTGCCTGCTCTATCAGAACTTTATTTTCATCCGGGTACTCTGCTCTCTGAGACTCTACGCTCTTTGCCTTGCAAGAAAAATTAGTCGAATCAGCGAATAAAAATTCAATGTCCGTAGCATAGGACCGATATACATTTCCTCTGTAATCTTCAAACTGCACTGCGTCTCCAAAGGTTGCATATCCAATTGGTATACTACTCACCGAAAATGGAAGGATCTGGAATCCGGTCAAAATCCGGCCGATACGATTCACACCGTCCTCAGCATTTCCAGCAAGCAACTGATTTTCTTTTAAATCAATCAAATAACCTTCTTGTCCAGATATATAATCCTGTTCATCTTCCGTATACTTCACTCCGGTAACTGTGATAATGTCAATGTCTGTTTGCACATCATCAATACCTTCCGCAAGATTCAGTCCGATTGTTACCTTTTCCTTTATTGTAATGATTTCATTTCCTTCAATATCGTAGATATTATTTCCATTAGTATCCAGCCAAGGTGTTTCCTCAAACTCCACTACTTTAGGTGTCGCCTGATAAGTAACGATTCTCAGAAGGTCATTCTCATCAATTCTGGCATTGCCGCCTGCAAGAGCAGCTACCATGCCAATCACAGCTCTATGAGTGGTGCCAGTTGGCTTTTTCATTACTCGAAAATCGGAATTTTTAAAAGTTGCATCGCCAAGGGCAATCCCGCATGTCTGACAGGAATCCTGAAGGACATCACCAGCAGTACAGGGAAAAGTAAGATTTGTTTCGTAACTCCTGTCAGTTTTGCTCATATAATCTAACAGTGTAAGGTTTATCTCTTCATCAATAGCTGGCTTTTTGCACACAATAAAAGACCCTCTCTTGAAGGTCTCCACTTTCCCATCTGATAATTCCAGATTCATATAAATGGCAAATACTGCCTGATTAAAGCTGTATCCCGAAAACTGCTCCTCATCATTTACCAGAGATAATGTAGCTGTTTTTTCGATAGCCACACCCACTGGAAAACTACTACTGTCTGCAGAATCCACAATTCCATTTCCATCCAGATAGAAATCTTCCTTTTTGAGTGGTAATTTTGTACCATCTGCAAGAGTAACATTTGCAGTCACATAGTAATCCTGGTTTTCTTTTGACTCTTTCAGGAGCTGATCAGACACATTGATCATAATTTCTTCATCCTCCTTACATTGATTGCCAAGCCTGTCCACTTCTCAACATTCTCTTCCAATGTCTGTGCATCCATATTGTAGTTAGAACAATAAAAAGAAGCATCAATCCATTTTCCCGGAATTCTCGGATCCTTATGATGAAATGTAAAACTTTTTTTGTCTATGAGTGCATTCAGGATTGTTGCAATCTCAGTCCACGTAAGTTCTCCCCAAGTCATATCGTATCCTGCAATCGTACCCATAACGGAATTATGCATAGTCAGCGCCTGGTCACGCTTCGTGCTTTTGGTGCTTGTCGTGGAAAACACCGGTTTATAGGTTTCAGGAGCCGCAATCGCGACTCCGTCAATTTTAAAACATTCTTCTGCCATCCAAGCGCCTCCTAATCATCAAGTTTAAACGGATTTTTCCCACCGTTTCTATTTCTTCTCAGCGCCCCTTCTTCTAGGACAATATCCAGAAGTTTCCTTCCGGAAGCGGACACAGAAACATTGTATGTATTGTTTCCTTGGTTGCTGCCAGTTTCTTCCCGGAATATCTGTCTTATCAGGCTTTCCGGAGCTTCCAAGTTCCGACCGTTCTTCTGATCTCCCAGAACTGCCAGGAACTCACTTCTTGGTGGAATTACAGCTCCTGTTGCCAAATATGGAACTGTATTTACTCTTGGTAGATTCAAACTGTAATTACCCCATCTGCGGCCACCAGTGGGAAGTTGTACATCATACGAAAATGTAAAACCATGTTCAATTCCAGACAAAGCGCTATTAATGTTTCCGATCGTACTATTCACTTTACTAACGGCATTATTCAAAGCACGTTTGACTCCGCTGGTTCCCTCAGATACACCGCGTGATAAGCCGTTCCCCATTCTACTTCCCGCACGTTCCATGGATGACACCAGATTTTCCATCCTATTGTTAATCATAAATGCCATATCTGCTATGATCTGGCTGATACGCTCATTTGCCTTCTGCCATTTTGTAGTCATGGTATTGTACTGGCTGCTAAAATGAGAATCTACTGTCTTCTGCATTTCTCCAAGTTTCAGATTTGCATGCTGTTTCATCTGGTCAAGGTTTTTATCCACCTCTGATGCCGAATTACCCCAATTCTTCACTGTTGCTGTGTTTACACCACCAGATGCATTCTCCGCCGCTTTCTGAAGTCCCGCCAGATTCGTTTCTGCATCTGCCTTCATCTTTCCGGTAGAAGTCGTTACAGTCTGCTGTGCTCCAATGATATTTTTATCTACGCTGCTCTTTGTGACCTGCACCGCATTCGGAAAAACTTCCGAGAAAATCTTTGCTGCAGTCTCGGTATTTCCCCCCATATTCTTAACTGCTGCCATGACATTGTTATATGCGTCCTGTGCAGTGCCACCGGAATCCACGGTTCTGTCCAGAGCATTCAATAACTGTCCCTGTTCATCAGTTCCAAGATGCATCTGATTTGTCAGGTTTCCGATAGCAAGTTTCAGATCATCATAAGATTTTTGTGCACTCTGGCTTCCAAGGTTGATCTGCCCTGCCATGTTGGTTGTATCATTGCCAAGTGTCTTAATAGATTCTGATAGAATGTCGAACATATCATCTGTAATAAGCCCCTTCTGCCTTAATGTCTCAAATGCCTGTGTTGCTTGCTCAGATGTAACGCCCATCTCGCCCAGTTTATCAATGAGTTTTTGTGTTGCACTGGATTTTTCTTCGGCAGTCATGCCCTCTTTTTCGAGAGATTCTTTCAGATCCCAGATTTCCGTTGCAGAGCCGGATATGATATCGCCGCGCCGCTGTAATGTCTGGATGAAGTCATCCATGGTATTTCCAAATGTGCCGCCAATACCATTGCCGCCCTGCATGGTCTCTACCATTTTTGCCAGTTCAGAAGTAGCTGTAGCTGCTGCTACGCCCACACCTACAATCAGTCCTGCTGTTCCTACCAGCGGAGCTATAGATGACGCCAGTGAAGAAAAGCCACCAGCCGCACCTTTCACGGAATTTCCTAATAAGGTGGTCAGACTACCCGATAATTCAGCTACAGTTTCAGAACCTATTAATTTCTTTCCTAGAAATCCAACCAGCAGCTTTATGAGGCTATCCAATCCCGTAATATCTGCAATCTTCACTGCTAAAAATACTTTGCTCAGAAAAGATACTACCTTACCGGCTGTTCCACCTGCTTCCATTCCATCAAACAGACCGCCTAATGCCTTAACTATTGCACTTATCACCTGTTTCAGATGTCCAACCCAGTCAACCTGGGAAATAAAAGTACCAATGCCGGCACCAAAAGATTCCCAGTTTGTCTTTTCTGCTATATTCAGTAGTGCTTTACACAGATCATCCAGAAATACTTCCAGCTTCTGTCCATTTTCTTCCCACTTGAATTCTGATACAAAAGTATTGATACCGTTTGCGATGTTATCTACCAGTTCGGACCAGTCAAAGCTCTCCGAGAAACTATATAATGATGTAAATGCACCATTCAATCCGGTTGCCAGCGTATCTGCAACCTCTGAAAGAGAAATTTGGGACATTGCGCCATTCAGACATTCTGCAACAGCCTTTCCAATCTCGCTGTACGGAAGATTGTGAACCATTCCATTAAAGATTTTCCAGGCAATCATGAACTTGTTTCCCATAAGTTGTCCAAGATTATTCCAGTTGACTTCCCTAACAAGACCAGTGATACCGGTTGCAAATTTCTTTCCAAGGTTCTTCCAGTCAATTCCTGCAATCAAAAGATTCAGGGTGTTTACCAGAGTATTGATGCCGGCACCAACTGTACGCCCCATCAGGTCCCAGTCGATGTTATCTACCAGGCTATTAAATGTCCTGGTAAATGCATCACAGAACTTCGTTACCTTTGGTCCTACGTTATTCCAGTTGATGACATCATAGATTTTTTGAAGTCCTTTGTTGATTCCACTGGCTATGTAAGCTCCAAGGCCTTCCCAATCTTCGTTTTTGATCAGTTCTCTGATCTTATCTGCAATCCCTTTCAAGGAACTTTCAATAGGAACTTCCTCAAACATATCTTTAGGAGACGGACCTGTATATTTTCCATTTGAACCAGTATTGCTGTTCGTCTTCCCATCATCATATCGGTTGATTTCATCAATTGGACTAAGGTATCCTTTTAATTCTTTTGCAGCCTTTTTTGCTTTATTCGCTGTCTTATCCAGACTGGCTGCGTAATTCTCCTGAACCGCAACCGCCTTGGTAAAAGTATTCTGCCCAGTAAGTGCTGCAATCAGCATTCCCACGCGTGTTACCGCTTGGGATATCATGTTAATGAAATTCACCAGCAGAGGTGTCACCACTGTAATAATTGGCGCAAACGCAGTCGCAAAACTGTTTTTCAGCTGCGTCAGAGATGACATCAGTGCAGACAGGCAGTTATTTACGTCTCCTGTCTTGGTTGCCAGATCATACTTGGCGAGATTCTGAATACCATCTACAACAGCACTTCGCATCTTGTTGAAGAGTACAAACAGTGAACGTATTCCGAATGCATATTTCAGCAGATTTTTCAGTGATAGCGTACTCTTATTTGCTGACTTATGAATAGCAAAGATACCGTTTGAAATCTTCTGCAGACCACCAGTGATTGCTCCAGATGCCAGCTGCATAAATTTCGCCATTAGCTTATCAAGAGCCTGCCAGAGTTCGTGAACCTTTCGTTTCATGCCGGTAATTCCAGATTGTATTAACCTACCAGAAAAACGCTCTGCCGCGCTTGCAAGTCCGTTAAACTTAGATGATGACTTAACAGCTTCTTCACTGCATTCTTTCAGACGCATTTCTGTAGAGGCAAAGGAAGTGTTTAACCGGTTATTCATATCATCCAGTCGCATTTCTTCCACTGTAAGTCTGGAAGCGGTGTTCTGGTACTCTGATAAACTACGCGGGTCCACATAAGCAGTACCAGAATTTCTCATTTCAGCCTGTTTCTGCTGGATTTTATCAATATCCGCCCAGATGTCGTCCATCTGTTTGTCAAGTTCCTTAAGCGGCGCAGAGTTTATTGAAAAGCCCATATCCAGCCATTCACGCTGTTTTGTTTCAACCTTTTCAAACTCATCTTCCAGTTTCTTAATCTCATCACTAAGCCGCTTGTATTTATCTGTCTCTATCTTCTGATCAGAGAGCTCTTTCATTCTCTGCTTTAGATCATTTACCTTCTGTTCCTGCTGTACATACTGATTATTCAGTTTTGAAAGAGAATCCAACTGCTTTTGTATGGCAATCTTAGCTTTTTCTCCAAGGCCTTCTACGGATGTGGACATTCGCTTTACAGAGGCTTCTATATCACGCATGCCCACTTTTACGCCTTTATCATCTGACTCTGCCTTAAGAGTAATTGTTCCATCTGCCATAGCCTCACCTCTTCAATCCGCTAAATAATTCTTTAAGAGCAGCTTCTTCCTCAGCTGATCGCCTTGTCTTTTGCTGCTGAATGTCAATCAGCTTTTTATTTTTCCGGTAAAATTCCTGTTCCCATTTTTCCAGTTTCTTACCGCTCATCCTTTTCTGTCTGATCAGCAGAATTTCGTGGAAAAGGCCTTCCGATATCTCCATATATGCACCCATAAATGTCCACCAGTGCATGTACTTCACAGACCGGATATCTCTTCCCCTATTTTTGTTGATTGCAGAAGCAATCAGCGGAGAATCTTTATCCCAATCCATTAACCGGGCTTTGCTTTTCTCATCACCTTTGATTCCACAATCAATAAATTCAAATGCTTTATCTATAGCTTCCTGCAGATATTCATTCGGAATTTCCTCTGGATTCCAGAAGAAAATTTTGAAAAGCACTTCTGCTCTGTCGTTCTCATCAAGCTCAGGATCTGCCATAGCCCGCAGGATATCCAAAATAGCTCTGTAGTCCGTCCGAATTTCATATTGTTCACCGCCCAATTCTATAGAATGGGGCAGATTCCACATATCATCCATGACGGTGCTTCTTTGTATAATTTGGTCTATGTTTCTGGTATCTCTGCGTATATTTGTTTACCCGGCTCTGACTCTTTTTGATCCGGACATCAAATTCTTTGTCGATCACATCACGCAAGGCATCCATGCATACCTCCACGAACAATTTTCCATTGTTCATCGGAGAGAACGGTCCTAACACAGAGAAGAATGTAGAGCCAGTATCTGCCCCTACCAGATAATCAATCCGTTCAATCACTCTCTGTTCGCATTCTTTTACAGATTCATTTTCCTCTGTACTAAAATTCTCAAAAAACTTCTGTACCTCTTCAAATCTGGAAATGATATTGGTATCCGAT